CGTGACCATACGCGGAGATCGGGCATCGACCCGATTTGTTGTGAGCCCACTTAAGGGTCACCCTTATAGAACTCTTTCTCAAGGAGCCATCTTGGGTGGTTAGGTGTCTGTAACAGCTGACCCATCCAACGACTGCGAAGTCGTCAAGAACACCTAAGCTGAATTGAATAGCGAAAAGAGATTGTTAAACTACTCCAGTTACATGCGTTGTATTTGCATGCATCTCACCCTGGTCTAGTATGAAAGCGAAATTTGTCTGACCGTCATCTGTGTCATTTGCATTCTAGCAACGTCGGGCAAGGCTTTTCAGCCTGGTCCAACACCCTGCGACCTTGTTTGACGTGCGCCATGTTCTGATGCTGCCGTCGGCGGTTGGCAAAGGTTGAAGCTGAACATCTGTACGAATTGCTCGCTTCTTCCAATCGGATTTGCCCAAATGGGCAAGAGAGCTAAGAACCGAAAAAGCGGTCCAAACCTCGTTTACTCCTTGTCCTTCACCGACTACGTTCACTGCCACCGTTGTTTCGAGACCGGCATCAACTATCATCTTCACCTTCTCTCGAAGGGATATCTGATAGACAGCAAAGTCCTCATAAGTGTTACACCTATGGGCCAATGCCTTATGTGCCGCACGCGTTATGGAAGTGTAAAATCCACTTCGCGTGACTGTGCCTCCGCAGTACTCCCCACCAGTTGTTGAGATATCGACATTCATCTTTATCCCGGAGTGCATTCGGACAGTGCCGGCTTTCGCCGTGTCCTGCCTGACTCCCGTCGCCACCTTAAGGAAATCGTCGCCTTTACCGGCCACGACCTCCGGACCGACCGCCTGGATGGTGAAGTCGTTGATGGCAGCACCTGTACCGGTGTTGCCGAGCAACGTATCCAAGAATCCCGAACCCTTTTCACCTTGTGTTGTGCCTTTGAATAGGCCGTAACACACAACCTGACAAGGACCACGAACATTGTCGTAGTAGTTCTTCAACGTCTCTTCTTTGGCCCCTTGGAGCCTCCGAGTCGTCTTCTCTATTTCGACCGTGTATGGTCCCTGACTCTGATCAAATTTTTCGGCATCCCCTATGGCCACCTTAGCGGAGACCGGGAGCCTCGAAATCTTCTTCGTGAGGTCCATCGCGTACTCGTTGAATGGAACAAGGTTCTCATAGTCGAATGATTCGGCAGATGCCCGAAAATCGAAATTGAGTGTCCTGAACCAAGCCATGTAACTGGCATTGAGCAACGGACCCGTCTGAGTCAGAGCCTGTCCTCCTTTTTCAAGTTTGAGGACATCGTTCTTTATCGGCTTAAATGTAGCCTTGTTGGTGATCTGGGTTTTCCAGGGACTTTCGAACTGGAAACCTGCTTTTGAGCGCCATCTACCGAAATAGTTTCTGGAGCGCACAGCGGCCTTGGCTTCTTGACGAACCAAGTTTAGCCACATCGGGTCGTGAGCTCGCTTGCGCGAGAACCGCTTGAAGAAGTTGGTAGCTACCAACCTAGCATGCCGTCTGCCTTCCGGCGTCAAAGGATACCTTTTCTTCTTCCCGACTGCTCTTTGAGCAGCAATCAGTGTGCTAGCCACACCGACGTCGTAATGATTGCCCATACCGGGCGTGAATGAGAACTTCTTCTTCGTCGACTCCAGCTGCGGCGCTTTTGCCTTAGTGTGTGTAAACGAAAGAAGACCGTGCTTGTAACCGTCAGTTCCTTTTCGGAACGGGGTAGTCGGCCCTCTAGCCACGCCTGGGAGATTGAGCGCATTGATGCCAGTCTGGTCTTTAAAGACCTTCGTGTTGTCAATGTACTCCGCGAATCTGAACCCATCTTTCCCGACTCGCCCGTGAAAGGACTTGCCGGGCAACCGAACATCTTGATCGAACTTGTGCAAGCTTGTGGCCACCCAGCTGGATGGACCAACAGGAGCGAACACATTGAATCGCCTGTCATCGTCACCGCCCAAAACGACCTCGGTGGACCTTCTGAACGAAGTGCTACTTAAGTCGTATTTCCCGCCGACTAGCTTGGAGGCTTTCGACATCCCGAGGAAAACCCAGTGCCCGCTTGTAGCGGGTCCCGAGAACTCCAAGAGAATCACGTCTTCCTCTTCGCCGATCAGTCTAACCTGTCTTGGTTTGACGACAGTGATTTGGATTGCATACCCAAAAATTCGGGCAAGCTTCCTCATCTCGACGTCATCAAACCAGCCGTCATGATAACGACTGCAACCAAAGACAGAGTGGGCCATCTCATCGATGTGCCCACAATCCGGGAAAGCCTTTTTCAAGGCATCCAAACCGCAAGGTCCCTTAATGTCGCTCAACTTGCGACAGCAGGGTTGGCATGCCTGGCATAAATCGCCAAACATGCACACCGTCTCGCACCACAGGTTTTTGCAAACCGGGGGCTTGTTGGTGTCTGCCACTTCAGTGTGCTCGACTTCCTTCGGAACATCGCGGGACCATCTTTCGATGATCTCGCCGAGACTAGTCTGCGATGAGCCGGAGCTGTCCGGAGACGTTTCCGACAAATCACTTGTCGTGTCCGATTCGGACCAGATGGAACTCGTCGGGCTGTTAGCAGGCGTTTTTCCAGGGCCTTTCGGCGCTGTCGGAACATCCTGCCACACTGGCAGTTTAGGCTGCGGCGGTGGAACACCAGGTTTCGGCTTGTACCTATCCGTGGTGTATGAAACTGGGCGGCAATCTTCGCAGACTGCGTAATCGTCAAGAACTATCATCGGGCCGGTGTACACCTTTCCGTTGACAGTTTTGTTTCGTGCGACACGCCTTTTACAGACGCGACATTCGGTTTCCATGTTCACCGGTCGGGGTTTTTCAACCACGGCGGTTCTGATGGCACCTTTTTCAACCAGCGTCGTAACGGTGCTGGAAGGTGGTATGGGATTGTTCTTCTTTTTCAGAGCTTCCTGCGCTTCCTTTTTCGGGTCGCG